ATGTATGTATTTAACTCACAGAAATTCAGCCAACAAAAAAGCGCCTTGCGGCGCTTTAGTGCTTCCCATCCCTGAGAATAAACTTAATTTAAATTAAGCGAATGTGATACCTGTTGGTACAACTGTGGTTACAGTGTGTGTACCACCAACTGCTGCTGTAAGTTCAGCTTCTAGTTTACCATAAGATGCATCAGATGCTGATGGGCTTGCTGCTGAACCATCGTTTAGTGTGTCGTCTGCGTAACCAACGATCAAACCAGTTGCTGATGGTGTGCCAATTACATAAATCTCACCATAGTTCTGAGCACAACGAACTGCTTTGGCTAGGTTGCTGTTAGTGGTTGCTTTGTTAGTAGTAAAGTCACCTGATGTTAAGTCACCGCCGTTAACGATCTTAACAAAACGTAGTTTACGTGTGCTGAACTGTGATGCTGGATCAACAAATTTGTATGCGTTTGCACCCACACGAGCTGCTGTGATTTCTGCACCAGCGTTGTCATAAATTTGTGCTACTGTTGAAATGTCTGCCATGATAAATTCTCCTTGATCAATGACCTCGCTCAGAGGCCGGCAATATTAGGAACCACCTTGATTCCTATGCAAGTATTTATATTGGATTGAGAAAATCAGGTGTTTTGATGTATTAATCAGCTCTAAATGGGGTCCAACGATCACGTGGTACTAGCTTAGATCCGCCGGCTACATAACCTTCTCCGCCTGGCTTGCCGCCAGTGCTTTGTTCTATTTCACCACCTGCACCATCGAGCTCACGGATCACTTCATCTTTGGCCGACATGATCTCACGTACTAGTTCAAACAGCAGATCCATAACTCCGGGATAGCGTTCGCTGTGGGCCTGTACTTTGGCTGCTTTGGCTGGTGCTTTAGCAAGAAACTGCATGAACGCATCAGTATTGATGTTGTCTAGCTGTTTGGTCTTGCTCTGAGTATTCACAAAGGTGTATATTTCAGTTTGTAGATAGCCCATGCCTGCGACAGGAGCTAATAGGCCGTTGATCTTTGTCTGGTTCTTGGCCAGGGCTTCTATCTTAGCTAGATTATCTGCACCCACAGCTGGTCTATGACTGACGCTGGTTAGTCCGAATACTTCAAGTGCAGGAGTGTTATTAAACAGTTCCGGATTATCAAAATCTTCTCCACTCTTGTCCCCAAAATAACTGAATACCTTGTGCGCTGCCACGGCTACCTTGGCCTTGGCCAGTGCTCGACCCGTGTCGCTGTTGACCATAACTGAGTAAGTGGTTTGATTAGGAGTGAATGAAATGCGGCCATCTGCACCTGTGTATGACTTGCCTGGGTGGAACAGGATATCGCCGTAGACATAACCACGGAAATCTTTGGGCGTAGCAGCTTCAAATATAGGCCACAGTGCTGCCATATCCCCAGCAAACTTGGGCCGCCAGTCTTCGCCTTTGCCGCGGCTCATGATGAATGATTTCAGTTCGTCTGGGCTAGAGCTTTTGCCTTCTTCACGACCCCAGTTGTTCTTGCCCACCATGCGGAATGTGCCGTCGTCATCACGTCCCCAATACACTGTGGGATTGCCGTCCCACTTGATGGTGATACTGGTTTCAGGTTTGGCTAGGTCTTTTAGGATCTTGATAGCTTTGTTAGCGCCGTTGGCTTCTGTGAATACTAGATCTTCTAGGTGATTAAATTCTCTGCCAACTTTCTTGGCAGGAGGTGCATCATCTTCTAATAACAGTTCCCAGAATCTCATTTTACTATTTCTATAAGTTGTCGCATCCAACCTATAGTACCTGGTTGATAGCTTTCTATTTGATTGGCCTTAGGCAGCTCTATGCCCTGACGACCCAGCGTTTCACGAGCACCTGCGACCAATTCTTCATAGTTAGGCAGTTTCTTGATGTAGTTAAGGATCGCATCTACTGAGCGAATGTCTTTGACCGTGGCTGTTTGACCCAATAGCTGTTTAGCAATGTTGTTCCAATCATTGCCGTCGGGCAGCAGTTCATCTGTAGTGGCGTTTAGCAGTCCATGCTTGGGACTGTACTTCATTCCTCTAGCACGAGCAATTGAGCTCAATACAATATGACGGTGCTCTCCACGATACTCGCCTTGACCACCAATCATACTTCCCTGTTGGAACTTGGGATTGGCGGAAAACATAAAGTCAGCCTGTACAAATCCATTGGCTGAATCACCGTTGATAGGCACCTTCCAATGCACGTTGTCGCCGCTGAGTTTGATGTTCTCTTTGCCGAACTGTGATATCAATTTATCAGCAAAGGTTTTTTTGTCTACTTCGTTAGCATCCACACTGAGGTCTAGGTCGCCGGAACTGTTGCGTTCAAAGGTGCCATCTGGATCTTCTTTGCGTCCAGTGGTGCCTAACCATTTAACTGGCTTCTTATCGTCTAGATCTTTCTCTTTGGTAAAGTCTAGTCCTGTGATCTTTTCGATGTAGTCCACTGTGCTTTCTACATCTGCAGTGGCAATGCGCTGTGTTAGGGGCTGCTTGTCTGCACCCTTGAACACATTGCCGCCTTCTAGTAGTTTACTCTGATTCATTTAACGGTCTCTTGGTTCTTTTGGATTCGGCGATCTTGCGTATGCCTCGAGTGAATTTGGCAGGATCCTGCCCACGTATGGCATTTAACAGTCTTCGTTCTAGTTCATCTGCCTGTTCCGCAGTGTAGTGTTTTTTCAACGTTTCTAGCAGATTAATAGCTGAATTGATGATGTTGGTGGCACGACTCTCAAACAGTTCATCCTTGTTTCGGATTTCTGCCAGTTCATTTAATTCCTGCAGGATCGATCTTGTTTTTAGTTTCATGTGCCTTTCCTAGTCTAGTATTTACCCTCTGCGCATCATTTGATATTATACACTGTTTGTTCTATTTAATCAAGTTGTAACACTACTAATGGTAAATACTGAGTAGGAATACTAAGTTCTACACAAACACACAGGGAATAAAATGAAATATCTATCAGAAAAGATGCAGTCTATCCTAGAACGTTTAAGTGAAATGTTCCCAGGTAGCAGCTATCAATCAAGTCTAGATGCGTATCTAGCAGACAAAGGCATTACCGATGCCGCACAGTTGGAAAACTATATCCAACAATACAACTCCCAAAAGGAAAAATATCTATGAAAAACTTCTTAAACTCAATCTGGTCAGCGTTTGATTCATTCGGCCGAGCTCGTGCTGCTAGTCATTTGGCTCGCATCGGTCAGTACGAAGCAGCCAAAGCCTTGATGATCAAGTAACTTGTTGCATCGCAAGATATATACACTATGAACTTAGTTTATATACACGGTGCTAATGCCACCAGCGAAAGCTTCAACTATATTAGAAGTAAATTAGGTAATGGCATAGATATCGACTATGACAGTCGTGATGGATTTGAACACAATCTAGCAGCTATGCAGCAGAGTTTGGCTGGAGTCGACGACTGTTTTTTCATAGCGCACAGTCTAGGTGGCATATATGCTCTGCATCTCAGCCATCATTTGCCCACACAGGTATTGGGTGCAGTTACACTAAGCACACCCTATGGCGGTGCTGAAGTAGCAGACTATGCTCAATACTTTTTACCATTCAGCAGGCTCATGCGCGATATTGGTCCCAGCAGTTGGGCCATGCGGGAAGCGGCTAAGATCAAAGTACAGCATCCTTGGTGCAACGTGGTCACTGTACAGGGTCGCAGTCCTTTCATAGTTGTGGCCAACGACGGAGTGGTCAGCATTCAAAGTCAGCGGCACCATGCAGATATGGAACTAGTAGATGTCGACTATAACCACTATGAAGTGGTGTTGGCAGAACCCGTGGTAGAGATCATCCGTGAACGGATAAACAGAATCAGAAAATAGCTTGTTTTTTTAAATTAAGGCTATATAATAAACTAACAGCGAAATAGAAGTAGCTGCTAGACACAGACATTACACACAGGAGAATTAAAATGTCAGACACTTTTACAGCACCAAAACTACCAGAAGTTAAATTCAACAAGAACGGCTACGAAATCCGTACAGACATCTTGGGCATGGCAAAAAGCCTAGTACAAGATGATTTCCAATCTAAATTTGCAGGTTGGGAAATGACAGCTACTCGTGATGAGAAGACTGGTCAAATCGTTACTAAAGTAGGTATGCCAGAGTTTCCAGGTTTAGATAAAGTACTAGAAACCGCCGAAAAAATGTATTCATTTGTTAACAGCGGCGTGAAGAAATAAAAGTACGCTCATAGAGCATTACAATAGTGGTAAAAGAAAAGCACCTTCGGGTGCTTTTTCTTTATCTAACTGTGGCTAACTTAAAGAACCGCAGTATTGAAATATACATCCAACCTAGATCAAACTCCCACCACTTCTGACTGAACTTGGCATTGGCACCATCGGCATGATGATTGTTGTGTAGTTCTTCCCCACCAATCCATATAGCCCAAGGGATGATGTTACGGCTGGTGTCTTTGGTATCTGTGTTGCGATATCCCCACCAATGGCTGAGTCCGTTGACTACACCGGCCGCCCAGAACGGAATCCATATCATTTGAATACCCCACACAATCAGTCCCCACGGTCCAAAGAGCAAGCAGTCTATGACCAGCATTAAAAGAATACCTGAGCGACTGTGTGCGGAGTAAAGGTTGCGTTCAATCCAATCATTAGGACAGTCCTTGCTCAAGGAGTCAACCATTGCAGTGTCTTTGCTGGCTGAATGATAAAGCAATGCTCCTCCGAATAACACACGCCAAATACCGTAGATTTGTGGACTGTGTGGATCGCCTTCTTGGTCCGAACGTTGATGATGTTTGCGATGTATGGCCACCCATTGACGAGTAATCATGCCTGTGGTTAGCCAAAGCCAGGCTCGCATAACGTGGTTAATCGCAGGGTGAAATTGCACAGCTCTATGTGTTTGGCTTCTGTGCAAATACAGAGTGACACAGGCTATAGTGATTTGTACCATCACCAGGGTGTAGATTATTATATTCATCTTTTACTTAGTCGGTTGACAAAAGCCCAAAATAATAGTATAATACTGTTATGAAAAAGAAAATCATACTCACAGACGCAGATGGCGTACTTTTGGATTGGGAATGGGCATTCTCAGTTTGGATGCAAGAACGTGGTTATACACTGACAGCAGATAACAAGAAGAGCTATTATCTACATCATCACTACAATGAGCTAGAAGAAAAAGACGCCAAAAAGGTTGTCAAGACTTTTAATGAGTCAGCAGCTATTGGCTTTCTGCCTGCACTTCGTGATAGTGCTTACTATGTTAAACGACTGCACGAAGAACACGGCTATGAATTCCGTGTTATCACAAGCCTAAGTCTAGACAAGAACGCACAGAAACTGCGTGAAATGAATCTGCGTAAGTTGTTTGGTAATGCTATTGAAAGTGTTATCTGTTTAGATACAGGAGCAGACAAAGACTCTGCATTGGCTCCGTACAAAGACAGCGGCCTGTGGTGGATTGAAGACAAGCCGCAGAACGCCGATGTTGGATACGCACTAGGATTAAAAAGTATTCTTGTTGAACACGGTCATAACATGCATCATACCTGTGCCTATCCAGTGGTCAAAGATTGGAAAGAACTTTACAGTATTATCGTAGACCATTAACAAAGTCTAGTAATAGATTGTAATGGATACCTCGATGCCAATGCGGCTCGAGGTATTGTTTATCATACCACCATTGTTCGCTTTCCATAGGATCATTGTTGCTATAGGTAGCCACAACGTCCACATTATCACCAACGAATGCACAGCCGTCATAAAAATACATCCTTTCATTATTGCCCATCCATTGCACAGGCATAGCCTTGGGATGTGGCCTACGAGTGCAGGTATTCGGTCTTCGAATATATTGTTCTACACTGATATTGGGTAGAAGGTCGAAATAGTATTCTCCTGCCCAATATGCTCCCATACAGATACCCAGATACTTTCCGCCACGGTTAACAAAGGTCCTTACTGCATCACGATTCCACCGTAGCAGTCTATCGAATCTATCAGCATCACCGAAGCCACCAGGAAAACATACGCAGTCAACATCATCAAAGAATGAAGATTCAACTTCGTCTGTAGAAAATAATTTGAAACTGTGCTGGGGGGAAAGAGCTTTGATTATTCCGTTTGCGGAATCTACCGCACACACTGGCTGATGTATGAATAACGCAATCTTCATCTTAGAGAATATAAATGCTCACTTAGAACGCCATTCCGGGGCACGACTCCCATAACGCTCTGCCCAGCAGCCGGGCAACCCTGAAGTAACGCTAACGTTCCTAAGGTAGGGTGTTTGGTTTTGGTGGACAACAATATCTTGGGTCACACCATTCATCTTCTGCGTACACTGACGTAAAAGAAAAAATCAACATCAATGATAAAAATACATTTTTCAAGATCATGCTTCTTCTTGTGCTTTCTCTATGGTATAATCTGCTTCTGTGCTATCTGGATATCGAGCTGTTAACTTGGCAATGATGTCTTGACGATTGTCGCCTTGGATACGAGCAGTTTTGCCTGATGCTGTTTGTGTTACTATATAGACTCCAGGACCGTCATTGGCATCTGCTTCTGGTTCAGCTTCTGGCTCACCACTGTTATAACTCATAGGGAACTTGTTCTTGAGATCGCTAACAGCTTTGGCAGCATCGTAGCCTCCGCTGACAATTTCAGTGGAGTTCTTTTTGAGTTCGTCGGCGTTGGCTTGGATAGCATCTGCAATACGTTTCATCAGGCCTGGAAATAATTCAGCAAACTTTTCATCTTTACGAACAGTTTGATTACCGTTGTTGATTTGATTTGTTGGAGCATGTAGCTGCCACTTGCCGTTTACATCATCTGCATTCTGTTTGTCAAACACAGAGATAATAGGACCGTCATCGGCATAGCGATTGAACCATGTGGCGCCACTACTAGATCCTGTGCAGAAACTGGCATTGAAGCCGTGTGCATTGTTGAAGTTGTAGCAGGAACCGTAGTTGTAAGGAATAGTAACTAGATAACGCTCATCATCGATCAGTGTGGTTTCTTTCTTTTCACGTTTGTGTTTTTCAATGACCTCGGCGTCTTTGATTTTATTGAGCTCGTTGCGATAATCTCTGTTCTGGATGATAGCCTGTATCTGGCGTAAATTCTTGAACTTGTTGAAGTCTTGATGCGGCTCTTGAAGTTTGCCGCGGACGCTTAGAGCTTTCCAGGCACCTAGTGCATCTCCGCCTTCACCGTTGATGTCTTCGTAGTCAGCAACGCCGTTGATATACATGCGAGTCAACCACTCATCAAACTTGCCGTCTTGACTGATGTCACCGTAGTCTGTGCTTTGTAATGATATGTCTAGCAACTCACTCCACAACTTTAACACTTCGTCGTCTGTGGGTCTAGGTCCCAGTGCTGCTACCTTGGCCTTGGGCAGTGTGCCATCGTGACGCATGGCAATGCTGAGCATCTTGATGGTTTTGGGATCTTTTAGTTTGGCTGCTACGTTGGCTTCTAGTACGATTTGATTTAGTTTCATCCTGATATCAAGCTCCTCTTAAAGAAAGAGAGAACCGTTCCTAGTTTCTTTTGATCACCACCAGCGATGTCTTTTAACAACTGTGCTGGTCCTTCGTTGAACTGTGCTGAAACGCCGGCAGATGAGCCGTATCGGCTGCGATTAAGATCGCCTGTGGTCTCTGGATAGTAATGGCTGGCTGTCATCAACACTGCTGAGTTGATAGCAGAACTAAGGAAACCAGGAGTATCTGCATTACCAGCTTCCAGTTGTTCTAGACCGTTTTGCAAGGTTTCAATATAATTCAGTTTACGTTTGGCTTTTTCAAACGCATCATTCTTGATCATGTTGGCAATATGTCCTTTGATGTCTGCTATACTTGCTGTGATAGCACGGGCCCACAAGGGTTTGAATTTTGCCACCAAGGTTGACTGTGTGACTTCTGTACCACCGGCGCCTTTTTGGGAGTCACGACGTTTCTTTTGTTTGTCGCTGACAGCAGTGGTGTTAGGTGCCACATAGAATTTGTTTAGTTTGCCGATCTCACCTTTGAGAAAGTCGATGATGTTGCCGCCACGACCATCAGACACTGAACGAGTTTCTCCGCCTGTGCTGGCCACTGCTTCGTAGCTGCCTGTGCTGCCGCCTCTGGCTCGTATAGCACCTGTGCCTTTAGTTCCTTGTATGATCACCCAAGCGCCTCGATAGCTGTCTTTGAGTTCGCTCCAGGATATTTT